AACGCTACCCAGCCTGTCGTCATAATTAATTGAAGACGGTCCAGAAACCATGGTCTTCCCTGGACCAAAATCTTCGACTCCTCCACCTTCATTAAACTTAGGCAGTCTTGTTGTTTGAATGCTATAAGGTGCGCCAAATGTTCTAACTCCACGAACTCTTCCAAACTCTTCCATTACTGTTCTGTTAGATTCTTTTTTGTATAAATCTCTTAATGTGAATTGTCCGTTAGCATCAACAACTGGCTGATTCATCATAGGAGCTTTTGTTAAATCTATTGATCTTCCTTTACCAGCTGCATACATGCTTACAGCTGCGCCCATATCTGCTTCTATTTGTGCATTGAGTGCCAGTATCCTTGCCTTTGCTTGATCAACAGTTATTTCTGCATTTCTCATTTGTTGAACTATTAGGGCCGATTGTTCTGCTGCGCTATTTGCAAATCTTTGTGTTATAGGCAGAATGTCATCAAATGTATCAAGTAGCTCTCTACTTACAGTTCCACCCATTGCAATTGTTTTCTTTAGCATTGCAACTTCCTGCTCTGTTTGCATACCAAGAGTTGCCATAAGCGCATGGAATTTAGCTGCTTCTGGGGCAACAATTCCTGTAGATATTCCTTTTACACTTGTTAATCCTTCAATGTTTGGAAGCCTATCGTTCATATAAATTTGAGGAGTTCTTGATATTCCTCTATTTACTGGTATAGCTCCTGGGACTCCGCCAAATAAAGTTGCTGGAGCATTGGGATCTCTCGGTCTAATGTGAGACATCGCTCTAGTATTAGGATCGCCAACATATGGATCGTTAGGATCTACAACTCTTCTTCCCGCTGCAACAATTGTATTTCCAGCAACCGTGGTAACTCCTGGATTTACTGGGACTGCATTCTTCATTGATGCAGCCTGAAGATTTTGATAATCTAAAACAAGCTTTTGTAATGCATTGTGTAGAACTTGGGCAGCAGCAGCATCTGAATAAAATGCATTTTCAACCATCTCAGCTGCTTTTTGAGCGGCAATAATTTCTGGAGTAAGCATCTTCCATCCGCTTGCTCTCATAAAGAAAGATCTAAGCTGTACTATTCCCTTTGTTATATATCCAAAGAAGTTTGCAAGAACACCAGTTAACATGATAAGAGGTCCAACTAATGCCGTAAATCCCGCCATAAATGTAACAGCTTTTTTAATTGGATCTGGCAAATTGCTAAAGAACTCTAAAATTTTTGATGCACCATTTATAAGCTTGGTTGCAACTCCAAGGAAGTTTTCTCCAATATCTGCAAGCTCGGCTTTAAATGATTCCATTGCTTTTCTAAACTTTCCAGAAGCAGACTCTGTAATCATTCCTAATTCTCGCTCTGCAATTCCTGCCAAATCTGAGGTGCTTGCCTTCATTAAATCCATAACCTGAAGCGTCTGGCTTCCCTCTTTACCAAGGTTGTTCAGCAATGCGCTCATTCTTGCAAACTGGAATTTACCAAACATTTGTTCTAGTGCTCTAGCTTTGCTTAAAGGATCTAGTTTGTTAAGAGCTGTTTGTAAATCTGTAAGCATTCCAGTTGTGTTTCCAGTATTTTTTGCAACCATACCCAGAACATCTATGCCGAAATCAGACATCATGCCAACTGTTTGCTTTGTTGGATTAATAAGAGAAGCTAAACCTGACTTTAATGCGTTTGCACCTTCAGATGCGTTAATTCCACCCTCTCTCATTGCAGTCATGTAAAGAGCTAAATCTTCAATGCTGCCTCCGAGTTGCTGTATAACTGGACCAGCTTTTGGAATTGCTTCCACTAGGTCATTAAGAGTTGTAGATGTCTGGTTTTCAACTGCGTTAAGAAAGTTAATTGACTCTGTAAGTTGTTCTGTATTTTGCTTAAAAGCTGTTTGAATTGATAGAGTAGCTTTCATTGCATCTTGTCTATCTACTTCTCCAAGTATTGCAAGTCTAGTTGTTTCTTCAATTGAGCCTAATAGATCATTACCCATCTTTCCAGTTGCAGCAATGTCTGCACCAAGAGCAATAGTATCTTTAAAAGAAGCTCCCATTGTTTGGGACAAAGCCTTCGCTGTCTGTACAACTTCTTCTCTAATTGCTTTTAAATCTGCTGAAGATGTTGCTGCTAATCCACCATAAACCTTTGTAAGTCTTACAAGTTCCTGGTCTGCTTCTCTAAATGCTTTTCCTGCTGCTGAACCAAACATTGTTAAAGGAACTGTAAGTCCTACTGTAAGCTGACGACCCGCCCACTGAGTATTCTTACCCCAGTTAATTAAAGATCCTGCTCCTTCAGAAAGTGCACGATTCATTATTTGAAGTTCCATGCGAGCTAGCTGAGCGCTATTCTTTACAGCATCTAATCCTCTTGGGATCATAACATTGTACTGCATTAAACCTTGAGCATTTCTGCCTAATGGTTGTAGTACTGAGTTTTGAAGCATTACCTGTTCTTTGGCAAGCTCCCTGATCATTCCCTTTTGAGTTGTAGTGTGTTCTCTAAATGTCTGGAAATAGTTTTTAAGCTTTAGTCTACCAGCGTCTAAGTTTTTACCAAACTTATCTACATCTGAATTAAGGTTTACGAAGTGACTAGAGAACTGTCCACTACCAGTTAGTGTATCTCTAAATAAATTATTTGCTAATTTTGTTGAAGCAGAAATTGCTTTGTTTGATGAAAGTAGCTCTCTTTGGAGTTGCTGAAGACTAGCACTAGCCCTGTGTACTTCTGACACAAGGCTAGATAAGTCGGCTTTGGCGACTATACTGGTTACAATTTGTTCGTCAGCCACTAATTACTCCTAGAGTATCCTAACCCTGCGCCAATTCCAAATCCAGCTTGTGCTGCGAAGTGTCCTTGTAAACCAACAACATCATCTGCTGATGCTTTAATTCCAAGAGCTCTTCTTTGGATATCTTCAAAGGTAGAACCTTTTTCTTTTTCTTCTTCTGCATCATCATCTAATTGGATTCCTTTTAGTGATGCTGCAAACTTTCTCTGGTTATGTTCTTTTTGATTGATTGCAGTTATTGTCTGAATCAATTCTGGCATTGATAAATTCTCTTCTAACTCCTCGTAATTCTTCCAATGTCCTAAAAGAAAAACTTGTCCCTCTAAAGCGGCTAAATCTAGTTCTGACCAGCCAGTACCGCTGCCGCTATTAGGTTTGGGTCGTCCATCTTAATTCCTCCGCAAACTTCAAGGATTCTGTTAATTGTTGGAACATCCAATGCATCTTCGAGCTTGTCAAGATCAGCAACTAGATCTGGCAGTTGAGTTTCTAATGCTACTCCACATGCTTCAACCAAAATACCAAGTGTTGCAGTCTCGTCTTCTGCGTCTTGCACTTTCTTAATTACTTCCATAAACTTTCGTAGTTGCTTGATTGATAATGGCTTGAGCTTTACTTTAGCTCCGCTTTGTAGTTCAATCTCTTCTACATCATATACTGTACTTGCCAATTTATCCTCCTTAAGGATCGTCTAAATTATTATAGCATAACCATTATACGGGTACAACAGCAAAGCCCCCAATTTCTTGGGGGCTTTGATATTAATTATTAATATAATTAAGCTGCTAGAACGCGGTCAATAATCTTACCGTATTCTGAACCAATGTGCGCTGAGTCACCTGATGGTAGCAAACGGAAAGTTACTGGGAATGTTGTTGCTGCTGTACGAGCCAAAGAGAACTGTGACTGTTCAACAGAAAGAACACGACGTGCATAATATACACGTTCTGAAGCTGTTGCTCCTGAAGTTGGAGCTTGTCCAACTGCAATTAGCTGACGCTCTGTTGGAGCTGCACCAAGTGCACCTGCTTCCAAACCAAGTGTGTCTGTCTGAGCCAAACCTGTTCCTACGTTTTCTGCAAGAGTGTCTGACTTTTGTCCAAATACCGCTAGAATATTTTCTAGTGTGCCTTCTGCCATTTCTGTTGAAATCTGGACCATCATCGCAGACTTAAATAGTTTAGCTGTATCGAGCAACTGGTCAACAGTTACTGAATCGAATGTTGGTTGATAGCTAATCTGAAGACCATTATTTGTAAATCCTACGTTACGGTATGCTGCTGCATCTGCTCCGCCACTTGTATTTACGTCTAGAGTATTAAGCGTTTTCCAGTATTCTACACCGTTAGCAAACGCTGGTACCTTTGTAGAAGGTCCCTTTGTTGCTGGTGATACGATTGCTGTTCCTGCATTTATAACTCCTGCTTCCATGTTTGGATTGTATCCAGATGTTGTGGAATCGTTTACTGACAAGAATAGCGGGGATGCGCCAACAAGAATGTTTTTTGCATTTCCAATGTTTTGTGCCATTGTTATTTCTCCTTCATTTCATGAAATTAATATATATATATGTGGCTGGCTAGGCCCTTTCCTCTAGTCTAATTTTACTCTACTAGAGTATAAAAGGCAAACTAGGAAAATCTGCCATTTCCATCTAGTATTCTTGAGTACTTTATCTCTAATACTACATCTGCTGCATAGAATCCTTGGATTTCTTCTGATGGGGCTGTAGATGATATATCTGCTACTTGAATGCTATGGAACTTGAATTTATCTGATAATCCCGCCCATTTATTAACATCTCTTGCAGACTCATCCATTCTTCTAAACTCATCAGTTAGGAAGTTTCTCATCTCAACAATGTCTAAGATCTCTGGTGAATATAGGGTTAATAGGATTTGCTCGCAGCATATCATCCAGTTATTTTCATATGACATGCCTACCTTATCATAGACTATGTGCTTCTTTCCGCTCAAGAATTGATTCATTTCTGGCTGCTGCTGAACTGGGACTATTGGCACAAGTGCTTCGCCTAGGTTATCTGAATAATAATCATTTTCATCAAATATCCCTAGCCATGTGAGTCTGTTCCATAAGAACTTTCTTATTTCAAACATTGAATCTAATTTATAATTAGCCATTTACTAACCTCGCAAATGCTGCTGATGTAGCAGCCTCTGCTTCATTTGCCAGCTGATTTGGCGAGAAGCTATATTTAACTGTTTTAACTTGTGCTGGAACACCTAATGCTCTAGACAATGATGAATTAAATAGTCTTTGAAATCCCGATTTTTTTATTGACATGTTAACTAGATTGCCAGTAAAGAAGTATCTATATTGTGCAAAGAATGCATTTTTAGTTGCCGCTCCGCCTGGCTTTCTAACAGTAACTGATTGCCCCTTGGGCATGAATATAGTATATCCATCTATATCAAACACAAGTCTTTCTGAAAATCTTGGAGCAATAACTACAGTCTTCCCCTGCTCCATGATTTCAGCCTTTTTTACAAAGACATGTTTATTCTTAGAATTCTCAGAAGGTACGAAAGATTTGGAATCGGTCAATTCATAATTGAGTTTTAATGATAATCCATCTGCTGGAAGTTGTTTTAATTTAAACAATCTTGCCTCGTCTTGGCCTACCCTATCCCACTCATAAACGTGGTGAAAAGATTTTGGAGAAGTTCTTGATTTTGCATCAATATAATCGCCAAAGTCAACTTGCAATTGATCAAATATTACATTTCTAAATGCTGATTGGAATTGAGCATTTGATGCTAGCTTTGCCATTACATTTGTTTTATAGAATAGTGCTGCAGATATCTGTGCTACTGTGCTGTCTCTTAGAGCACCGCTCACTGGCTTATTGGCCATAAGATTTACTAATCCGCTTGCTGCTTTAATAGCTAAAATTTCAGATGCCAATTTGCTGGTTCTCCGCTCTCTGCAATGATGCGTTATATCCGACAACATTTCCAAAAGGATCTGATATAGGGGTTGTTCCTATTACATCAAACACTGTTGGTGTATCACTTGGATAATTTAGCTCGTACCATATAGGCTTACCGCTAGCATCTCTAATATTTTTTATCTTGTCTCTAGGGGTTAGCCGCTCTGCAGTTCTAGTTTCTACATATTGATTGTTTGAGTACCTATTTGAAAAATTTTGATTGTCGTTTGTTCTATTTCGGCTTTCTGTAATAATTCCTCTAGCGTAGCAGTCTAATGTTTTTATGTATGAGAACTCTCTAATAATTGCACCAGTATCTTTATCCTGCTGCTCTTGTTGTCTGTATACATCCATTTTCATGGTCATTAGACCATCTACTGCTTCGAACATTACAATAAGACCATTTGAGTTATGACGTAGTCTGAAAGTAGCTTGTCTGCGTAAGATGATCCTGTTCCGCTAAATGCTTCAGATGAATATTCAAAATCCCAGTCTGTAGTAGATATCTTTTTAATATATCTTTCTCTCCAGATTCTATCTTTGGCAAAGTACATCTTCATTAGCTCTACCGTTGCATCTCGGACTTCATTTGGAACATAGTCCCAACCAAATCTAGCATAAACCTTATACGACTGAGTTCTTCTAAATATGTTTGGAGAAGAGTCATTTATTGATGGAGGTACCATACCGTTTGCAATGTACACATCGTTATCAAGTATCGCTGATTGGTTTACTCTTATTCCAAACCCGCTTAGAGTGTTTTCTATTACCATGCCTAATGCATTTAAATTATTGATTCTATCTATTAATAGCTGATCATTTGCATGCAACGTGTGTAACTGGTTTATCTTAATTGGAAAAGAAAGAGTGTCTGAATCGTTTCCTATTGTGTAAAAGTTTGAATCGTATAAGTAAAACTTTTGACCAGTATGTCCTTCAATTATATTTCTAGCATATCTTTCTGCCAGCTTTAGTTCTTGATAAGTTTTGTGATTAGGATCATTTGCATCCGACCCAAAACCTAGCTCCTGTGCAGCTTCCTGTATGTCTACATACGGTGTTACAACATCAAGGTACGTGGTATTTGAGTACGAAGCTGAGTTATATTGCCAGTCCCAAACTAATTTAAACTTTCTATTTCTTGTTGTATACTGAGTTGGAAGGTAAACACTAAAAGAGCCCTGATCAACTTCGCTTGCTTCCGCTGTAAGGGTTGCAAGAATTGTTGATGGGCTAATTAGTGGAGAGATAACGGGATCTCCAGTTATGTCGTAAACTTTTACAGTAACTGTAGAGCTAGGCGTAATTGCTTCACCTTTTACGTAAAGCTTTGTTGTTGCCGCCGTGCTTGTGTTCTGGTATATCTCTGCCATGTGTTAGGCTTAGTTGTAGTACTCCTGTACTTCTCTAGGTGTAGCCAATCTAAACCCTTCCTCCTTATCAAAAATTTCTTGAGCCACATCTGGCTTCATTGCTACGAATGGGTGCTCTAAGGTAAATGTAAAACCAAGTGCATCATATCTGTAGTTTGGTCGATCCATCTTTACAAGAACCATATCTTCATCAAGTTTTTGATTTGGATCTAGTCTAGGAAGAATTTCATCTGCGTCTTCTTTTGCGTTCTCTATGTTTTTAAGTGTACCTTGGTACACTGACCAAGTTACTCCTTCTTCTGCTAGGGCTGCAATAACATCTGCTTTATTTTTTAGGCCATCAACATCAACTGCGAAGTCCGCTGCTAATGTCTTTAGTTCTTTGACCTTAAGTGTGTCAAATGACATATATATACTCCTTTGGTATGTATATAAATTATAGCACTATAAAATTAAAATGAAAAGCCCCTAAAATTAATTAGGGGCCTTTCCAGCAAGTTATTTCTTAAATTAAGAAGCAACCTTAACGTCTTTAACGACTACCCATGCATCTGCCTGCTCAATTTGGGTTCCAACACGAGTATACATTGTATATTCGATTGAGTCCTTCTTTGGCCAGAAGAATCGGTAAACAGTTACGTCGCGCTTGATACCAATAACTACGTTATTAGGGAATGTCAAGTGAACGTCTCCGTGCAATCCTGTTGGTGTTGCATATGAGCCAGTCTGTGTTTCCTTAAGTAGTGGAACCTCAACAATTGGAATACCAAATGCGAATGGTGCTACGAACCCTGCTGGACCACCAAGTACTGGGTCATTTCCACGGATAATGCTTGAAGCAATATCTTGTGGGTTAGCAGAACCGTATTGACCCAACTGTGAAGTTGAGTACAAGTAGTCTTGAATTAGGTTTGAGCCTGCAAGGAAGCGTAGGTCTGGACGACGTTGCTTGTACTTACGTGGCATAGCCTTAAGAGCCTTGTTGAAGATTTCACGAGACACGTTTGCGCCTGCTCCAGCTACTACATGGCCGTTTGCCTTTGCAATCTTAACAACACCATCAAATGACTTGTATAGCAAGTCTGTTGTGTCAGCTGTGTTACCGTTAAGAACTACGTCCTCAAGGTCGTTACCAGCCTGTGTTGCCATAAGTCTTGCAATGTGATCTTCTAGGTCAGCACCTTCAATATTGTCTTCTAGAGACTCAGTTGAAAGTTCCCAATCTAGGCGAAGCTTCTTTGTTGTGAGAGAGATCTTTGAGAACTGTACAGCTGCATTGCCGCTGTTTGTGTTATCTGCTTCAGATGCAAGCTTCATAAGCTTAGTGCCGACGCCGATACGATCAATCTCTGTAGTGTCAGCTCTCATTCGAACTGTACGTGCTACTTTACCGATTACTGTTGCATCGAACATGTAATCGAGGAATCTTGCGGATTGCTCAGGATTGAGCAAGCCTCCCTTACCCTCGGAACCTACGTGAATTCCGTCGGTAGGGTTTGCTGCGCCAGTCATTCCACCTGTTAGTGTTGTGCCTGCTTCAGCTGCTTTTGCTAATAGTTCATTACTCATTAGTTTTTCACCTTACCCTTTATTTTGTTAATTCGCTAACGGAACCGAGGAAAGTGCCGTTCCATTTTGATTTTTTGATTGTTACTCCAGCTGACCCGCCAAGGTCAGAGGACTTCTTGATTGCAGTGTCTGATTCTACTGCGTCTACTCTTTTTTCAACTGTGTCCATAATAGACTTGATTGAATCAACTGCTGTTGAGAGTTCTGTGTGCTTTTCTGCTAATTCTGAAATTCTCAAATCGACATTCTTGCTAAAAGCTTCGACTGTCTCCTTGATTGTTGAAACCTGAGCAGCGTTTGCCTCAGAGGCCTTTTCCAAAGTCTCTGAGAAGAAACCCTTAAGGTCGCCTAGCATTTTAACAAAGTCAGGTGATTCCTGAACTGTTAGTTCTGCTGATTTTTCCAGAACTTCGGCAGAAGTTTCTTCAGCTACAACTTCAGCAGACTCTTGTTCTACTGGGGCAACTTCTTCAATAATTTCTACAGGTGCTTCTGGAGCTACTGCTTCTTCTACTACTGGAGTTGCTTCTGTTACATTAAGCTTTTCCACTTCATTTCCTCCTTCTGCAATTGCCATATTTATATTTGTGTTGTCAGGCAATGTTTGCAATCTTGATCTACGTGAATCAAGAATCTTCTCTATTTCTTTTCCTTTGTTTACGTCGTTTGATTCTACCCATCCAATGAGTTCTGTTTTTTTACCAGTAACTGGAGATATGTATTCTGATTCTGTTGACATAAATACAGAATCGCTTTCTGCACAATAAAAAATATTTTCCATTTTAACATCTGCTGCGATGCCTTTAAAAATCATTTGTCCATTTACCTTTTCGATAGATAAAATGTTACATAGTTCATTTGCTGGTGAATCAACGATTGATAGTTCAACTAGTGCATAGTCTTTGATAAATCTTACTGATGCTCCTGTTGATTTGTTTACTTCGTTATCTGATTCAATAATCTTTCCGCCTATAGAAAATCCTGTTAGTGTTCCGTCTAAAACCTTTTCCCAAGTATCTTGAGCGCCCTTAGAAATGTATGCATCAACATAAACACCGTTGTAAAATTCTTTTGTTGCAGGGTCATAAAAAGTTTCTGGTCTAAATGATGCTACCTTGCCAACTGCAAGTGGCTGATGCATTTCTCTTAGGTTACCTCTAAAGCTTTCGAACGCTTTCATGCTAGCTTCTTGAGTAACGACATCACCAGTCTGATCCAGGTTATCTAATGTTGCGAATCCTGAGACTGTTCTTTTTTCTCTATTGACCTTCGTAAATGGAACTGATAAATTAATAGCATTTCCATTAT